GCATCTAAATTTTTTGCATCCCAACTAAATGATTTTAATGCATCAAATAAAAGTTTATCCGATATTCCTCCGGTTTGTTTATAACCTAAACCTCTACTTTTTTCAATTGATTTTGTATAATAATAAATTGAATCAAAATGCTGACCAATCATTGAGAAAAATAATAATAAACTATCATTATTTTCATCCGATATAATATATTGTGGTATATTATTTAATATATAGTTTTGATTATTACCATCGTATATAGTTGCTAGCTCTATAATATTGTTATACCACGGTAAAACACTACCTGTATCATTTGTTGATATTCTGCCATTTCCATCATGTGGCCAAGTTATAGAACTACTATTATTTGTAGTGTATGTAGATGATGATGTATATAAGAATTTTTCAAATCCATCAAATCCATTTACAAGCTGATTCTTTTTTGTATTTTGTCTTTCTAATTCTTGCTGATTAGCTACAGAACTAATAAACCCCGTATTAGTAATATCAGTAGATGCGGATACTATTAATCCATCATATGCTTCTATTAATTGAACCTTATATAAAAAGTTATCAACTCTCTCTTTGGCGGAGCTAAAATGAACAAAATTATCCCATAAATATGTTGAACCATTTGTGTATTCTATATTTAAACTATCGGTATCAAAAGTAGAACCACTTAAATATGTTGATATTAATTGTGCAGAAGATGATACGGATGAACTAAGAATTAAATTATCTAAAGATTCAAAATTAGTTGAATTTCCAATTACATAATCTACATCTACATTAAAATTTGGTCCTTTTAATGGTGGACATTTTAAATCAGATTGGTCTGTTAATACGATTGTTTCAACTAATGGATTAGCCATTAATTTGGTTATCCAAAACGTTGTATTTGGTACAATGTTAGTTGGGATTGGTTCGTATAATTTTAATAAAATACTATTTACTTCATCTTTAATTACAGTATTACCCAACTCATCTTGTACTTTTGATGATAATGTCCAATTATCATTTTCCCAAGTTGATATTAATATTTGTTCATTATTATCAAAATTGGCAAGGTGTGTTAAATATTTACTTTCTTTTTCCGGCTCAATAATTTGTAATTGAGATAAAAATGAATCAAATATTGCTGCGCCAAATATGTTTTCATCAATTTGAATAGATGGCAACCCTAATTGGGTTTTTATTTCATATTCATTACCTATTAATTCTTCAGAACCTGCTCTATTGAATGGTTTAAATACTAAAACTACATTATTACTTTCATTCCAATTTGAAAACTTTTCTCTTAATGATTTTAAGTTTATGGATATATTTCCATTTGGAGTTAAATTTTTAAATAATACAATTCTACTACCATCTTTTAGTTTCAAATCAACATCTATTGTTGAAGTTGCAAATGAAGAGTATTCGTATGTTAAATCTATATTTAAGTCTGAAAACGAAGGTACATCGATTGTATCTGCAAAAGTTATTTCGGTAATAGATGGAAAATCATTTACGGCTGTAAATGTAATCAATCCGGTTACAGAATCTCCCGTACCATATTTTTCACTCTCTGCTACTAATATTATTTTTTTAGTACCATATACTTCCGAAAAATCCTTTTTGAAATACAAAACAACCGAACCATTTGCGGCTGGTATTGTTGATGTTTCAGATTTCCCATCTATATAAACTCTAACAACATCGGCATTTGATGTATTAAATTGAATAAATACTTCTTTATCTAAATCCGAATCTTTAACTTGTACACTATATTGAGTAGTATTTAAAGATATTGATGGTCTATCTACGCTTATTTCTTTTTCAAAAAATACAACAACCGATATACCAGATTTAAGTTGTTCAGCCGGTAATGAGAATGATGAATTTTGAGTATTCCATTGTGTAAAATCAATAGAATTAGGACCAGCTTCAGCTAATTTTGCCGTATTAGTTGTTTGGTATATATGTAATAAATTATATTCAGCTGGCTTATTTACATATTCTATTTTAAAATCAACCCTACCCTTTAGTTTATCAGCTTCTATATTTCTGATTAGATTACTATCTAATAAACTAAGTTTACCACTATCCGAAATCGTACCATCATTTGCAAATATTGTATATGATAATACTACATTTTCAGCTAAATCTTGTCTAAAATTTGATGAAAATGCTACTTCATATTCAATTGGTGCAGCTATTTGGTCTCCAATATCAATAGGAGGTGGAAGTATGATTGAATTGGCTTGTAATGAAAATTGTAAATTTATTGTACCAACATTAAAATTATTGGTATCTTCTGCTATATAACTACCATCAGATTGTAATATATATTTTTGTACAGAAACCATTTCAGAATATTGATAATCAATAGCTGTTACAGTTGGTGTAATATTATAATTCCAATTAAATATATTTGAATTTTGAAAAGTATTTAATCCAAATGAATTAATCCCAATGTAATTATTATAATAATTATTATATTGTTGGGTTGGTTCAACTGGGGTTGGAACGTATTTTTTTGTTATAGAAACTACATAGTGTTCATTAGCTCTATATCCATTTTTAACTACTTCGTATTTTTTAGAACCATTGAATGTAGTTGATGGCGAATATGCTATAAAAGTATTTACACCAAATCCTTTTGAATTTCCATTTTCTAAAAATTCTACTTCGCCGCCATTTTCTACTATTAAATTTACTCTAATAGAATTATTTGTGATTTCACTTGAATATGTAGGTGGTACAAATGTTGGGTTGGGTACAACCGGTGGAGTATATCCTCCCCCACCTCCGCCACCGCCATCTATAAAAGCGGCGTATTGACCCGTACCTTCATACGAATTCAATGTAGGTTCTCCTCCAAAAATATTTTCTAATGCTTTTACCACTCTTTATTATTTATTATAAATATCCTATTGTATATTTTGTCTATCAGATAAATTGCCATCAGCTATTCGTTCTCTACCATATCCACCGTCAAAGTTTCTATCATCATAATAGACTCCACCTCCACCACCTCCACCTCCACCATATGATGGTGTTGGAATTATTTCCTTAATTGGTTCAACAATTGGTTCTGGTGTTGGAATTACTTTAATTGGTTCTTCTATAACCGGTAGTTCAATTGGAAGAGTTTTAATAGGAGGAGCTGGTGTTATTTGTATCGGCTCTTCTTTTACAGTTACTCCTTTCACATCTAACTTAACATCCTGCGGATTATAAACGTTTCTAACTTTGGTATCATTTATTACTATATTACCTACTAAATCTTTTATTTCCTTTTTAAGTTCAGTAATTTCAAATTCTTTTGGTAATACTTTTATACTAATACTTCTTCTATTTAAAGTTTTTGTATTATAATCTATACAATTTCTTAAAATGTTTTGAATTTCAGATGTCAATTTACTAAACTCATACTGCTCACAATCTTCGAATCTAGTTATAGAAGGTTTTCCATAGTTTGATTCTGAAATAATATATTCTTTATTAGTTAGCCAATATGTTACGCTTGTTTTAAAATCTAAAAATATTCTTTTTTTGAAAGCACTAAAATTAGATAATCCAAAATCTTTACGCAGAATAGATTCAAAATCTTTACCAAATCTATTAACCATTAATGATGTTATTGATTCTAAATAATTTGCTTCAAATGAATCTAATGAATCTAATATATTTTTTTTATAATATTTAAAATCTTTACTTAAATTATTTATATTTGAAAATTCTTTATTAGTTATACTATTAACATTACTATTTTTTGTTTTTAATGGTAATATTCTGATTTCGGTTCTTGATGGTGATATTTCGTGTACCCATACTTTTGTTAATTCATTATCACTACCTACCTTATTTCTAACAAAGTTAACATTAACTTTTAGAATTCCATTTGTAAATCCTAAATCATTTAATAATTTTTCAATATCAATTGCTAACTCTTTTTGCCCACCTTTATTTGTAAGGTTGTACATATAGTTTTTAATATCGCCCGTTTTAATATAAGCAACATTATTACCATTCTTTTGTGGTAATAAATTATTATTAATATCATAAACCGATACTTCCATTACATCGTATCTACAATCACCGAAGTCGGTATCTTCTATTTGATTTTGAGATACAATAAACAAATCTTCAGTTTGCAGAAATTGTCCTGCGTTTTCTGAATTATTATTTATATTGTCTATATTTGTATATTTTTTAATACTCATAATTTATTAATATGAATCTGGGTGATATTTACCAAAACCGGCCTCGTATGTTTTATCTTTAGAAGTTCCATCTGAACGAGTTATTACTACTTTTAATGACCCATCTAAATAATCTTTAGAGTGGCTTTTTCCGTTAAACCATCCTCCCTTTTTACGAGAATCTAAATCACCAACCGCATCAAAGTTTAAAGTAAATTCTATATCTTTATTTTCTCCAGCTGCAACTGTAAAACTCTTTTGTGGTATTTTATAAAATTCTCTATTTTGTGGATTTTTTGGAGTCAATGTTACGGTTATTGGTTGTTTATCATTATTAGTAATTGATAATGATTTACCATTTTTCCATTGATTGGCGCCCGTAGCACTAAATCTAGCCCATATTTTTGGTTTGTTTGAATCTTCGTTGGGAGATATTTTAACAATTGCTACATCATTAACAACATCGGCACCTGCCGCTTGTGCTTGTGCTTGAGTACCTTGTACAATTGCTTGTTGATTTTGAACTGCTCCTAATTGAGATTGTAGACCTTCAATAATCGAATTCAATGAGTCAATTTGTTTAATCAATGCCTGAATTTGTGCTTTAAACCCGGTATTTTGAGATTGTAATGATGCTCTAAGAATACCTTCCTCTACTGATTTTTGTAATGAGTTTTGTATTTGTAAAGCAAAATCATCAATAGTTTGCACCAATGTATTCAATTGATTAACCAACGCATCATTCGTTTGCTCAATTGATAATCTATTATTTATTTCAGATTGTACTTGAGATTCTAAATCTGATATAGTTGAGTTTAAGTTAGATACTTCTACATTTAAATCAGCTACTTGCTTTCTTAAATCTTCATTTTGAAGTACTTCTTCATCATATAATGGCTTAGGAACTAAATTTAAATTTTTAGTAGGTATATTGGGTCTTAATTCCTTAATATCTAAATCAATTGCTTTTAATAATTCATCTTCATCGTATTTATTTTTATTTAATTCCTTAAATACTAAAGATGATGCAATATTATTTTCATTAACTACTGTAACACCATATTGATTTTTGGCAATAGCTTGAGAGCCGGAGATAGATAGTATTGATTCTAAATCCGATTTTCTTTTTTCATCTAATTTTTGTGCAATCGCCTCTAATGCTGTCATTTTATTCTATTTCAAAAATTAATTTATCATCTATGATGGTTGAAATACTATCTTCAATAATTTTAATTTTTAATTTATAAGTTCTATTGATTGGTAATGTATTTAAACTAACATTAAAGTAATTTGATGTTGAATCGCAACTTATTTTCGTATATTCACCAAATGGATATATTACTTCACCCGTTTTATAATCTTCTAATTGATAGTATGATGCTATTGGTAAATACTTCGCTTGGTCGTATGCAAATGTTGTTCCAAAAGATTTCAATGGATATGCATCTCTAGCTTTTATTCTAATCTTAATAGTTTCGTTTGCCGGATATTTATTTTTTAAATTTGTAAGTACAACTTTATACCCATCTTCAGCAGAACCCGTTGTTGGTGCTAAACTTCCCGTATTATGAGAAAAATCATTCCAAACTAATTCTAATTTTGGTTCGTATATGGTATTAGTTTCTTTAGAAAAGAATTTCAATACACCATAATCTAATCCATTTGCTTCGTTTTCTAATGTATGATGTACAACAAACCCATTATTTGGTATAGAACCACTTAACCATCGATTAACTATACCAGTTACATTCATTCTGATATCAGCTTCTTCGTAATTATAAGATTGGGATGCCATAGATGCGGTATACCAAGTACCACCACCACCATTTGATATAGAACCCGTATCAGAACCACTTACATATGAATTTGGTACTGCCACATAATCCATCCATTTATCAGTTCCATTTTTATAATACCAACTAACACCATCTGATGTTATATTATCGAATTTAGTACCCGTTCCCATTGTCCAACTTTGAGAAACGGCATTAGCATGAATTGTGTATTCCAATGGAATTTCTTCCGCTTGAGATGATTTTAAGTTTAAATAAACAATAGAGCCAGATGGTATTCCCATATTGGCTACATCGAATTTTATTAAAGTTCTAGCTATATCTTTAGTAGAACCATAATAAAGTTTACCAACCTCTAATATCTCATCTCTACCTGCGTTTTGTTCGGGTTGTTGTAGGTAAATACTGGCATCGAATGATGATGTGAATAATTTATGCATATTATAAAGCTCTTCCTTTTATATCTTTGTTAGGGTATTTTACTTCGAAAATGCAAGGGTCTAAAGATGGATATATTATCTTACCTTTAGTTGCTTCATCGATGTTGTATCTATTTGGTGAATAATTTTCATTACCATCACTTTTACAAATATTTGATATTTTTACTGATGGTACACTCATTACACCTTCCACATTTGCTAATATCAATTCTAATTCAGAAACATTAATTGGTTTATTAAATGTCCAATTATCTATTTCAAAGTAGTTTTGCATTTCGGTTAAGCAAGATGATAATACTTCTCTTTTATTATAATTTTGATAACATATTATTTCAAAATCAACTCCTATATTAATTACAAAACCATCTATGATATTAACGGCATCTGTCATCATTCTATACTCACCCAAATACGTTTTAAGATTTTGTTTAACCGCTTGATTTATTTGAGTAAGCTTTTTATCACCATTATACCCCAATATATACATATTAATTGCGAATGGATTATTAACTTCGGCAATCGATGTTTTCTTTTGTGTTAAATATTTTACTAATTCAGTTTGAATTTCTAATTTAGATTTATTTTGCAATCCTTCTACTACACCTACGAATTCTGCAATATTATTTGGAGAAGCTAATATAGATGATGGCGAATTATTATCAATCTCACCATCAGGTGAAACATATACCTTAGCAACACTACCATATCGTTCTGGCATACTCAATGCTCTTACAATATAATCTTGCTTAGTTACTGCTCTATTTTGAGAACCAAATATTCCTAATGCGTTTTGTCTAATTTCTTCTATTGATTCACTTCCTCTTCCACCAACCGCAGGTTCTAAATTTTCAACTGCTACACTACTTTTTATTTGAGAATAGGTTACTATATTATCTACGGATAATAAATCTTCTTCAAATTCTATTCTAGATATAGTAGTTAAATCGCCTGAATTTACATTTGATTCAACTCCACCACCAACTAAATACTTTACGTTTAATGATTGGTTTGATGGAGCTATTCCGAAAGTATTTGTTTTTAGAAAATTAGATGGGTCAATCCCCTGATTTAATCTTTGTACTGAATTAGCTAATCCCAATCCTATATTTTTAGGGTTTGGTAAAATTTGCTCATCATTCATATTCACATCACCACTACCGAATTGTAAATCTATTGTGTTATCAGAATTTACTTTAGTTGAAAATCTACGTGGTACTTTTTGTACTTCTAAAATGTATGGTACTGTGTTTGATTCTCCACTTAATCCACCGGCATTTGATTCTGTATTGGGTTGTTCTACGAATATACTTTCTTGTGCCAAATATGGAACTTCATACCATTTAGCGTTTGTATCATCCGTTACTACCGATGTTATTCCTATTATATTTGTTTCATTTATAGTTGCAACAGGATAATCGGTAGTATCCGTAAATGTAATAGTCGTATCTTTTTCTCTAGCAGAAATTGCTTTTATTTTTTTACTAACTAAATAAAAAGTTGGTTCTCCCGTAGCAGTATTTCTTTCGTAAACATCTATCTCCCTATCAGTTTCATTTGAAAAATCAACAGAATCGGTTGTTCTAAATATAATATTTGGATTAGTTGTTGATACTATTTCCATACCATCTTTTATTCTTAAAAAATAAGATGGATTTGGTGAATATTGATTTACTCCATTACTAATGGATGGAACTAATTGATAAACAGTTAGAGTTGTAACTGCCGGAGTTGTTACTTTCGGCTTATATCCCATTGATTGTGCCAATGCTATTACATTTTTACGCTCAGTAGCATGAGATAACATTGATTCTTTTAATTGTGTATCTTGGTAGAATGATAAAACATCTCCAATAGCGGCTGCCATTTCTACAAATACCATACCCGGAGATGCTTCATTGAAATCCGAATATTGGTTTGGGAAATATGTTTTTGTAAATTCTACTAAATTTTGCTTAAAGCTAGCAAAATCTTTACCAACATATGTTAGTTCTCTATTACTACCCCAATTCTTATTTAAAGGTTTGATGGCCATTTTGTTATTATTGATTTATCGTTACTTCTATTGTTTCTGATATATTAGGATTTAATCTTAATGAAAATTTTATAGAAACGTTTATTTTATTATTATCTATATCATTATCATCGAATGGAAATTCTATATCGTTTATTGATACAAATGGCATCCACATAGCTACTGCATCTTCAATTGCATCGATTACTCTATCTTTAATATCTTCGCCATATATTGGTTCAAATATTAGTCTATGTATATCACATCCAAAATCGGGCTGCATTACCCTCTCACCCTTTCGGGTCATTATCAGATTTATTAAATTATCTCTAGTCTGCTTAATAGTGGTATAGTTTGTAGCAAAAATACCATTAGAATCGGAACGTCTATTTATTCCAATTCCTAATGATTTATAAGAATTACTCGTTAAATCCTTAGTACTTACTCTACCAATCTCTATTGCCATTTATTAAAATCTTTTAACTAATTCTCTATAATCTCTCGTCAATGCTTTTATCGTAGCATCTTGCAACCCATCGCCAGTTGATTCAAAGTTTGGAATATTAGATGGTACATCTACCTCTCTAAAATCCATTGTTTCCCACTCACTTTCATCAACTCTTAATTCTGGTTTAATCATATCTAACACACTACCCACCGCTTGTGCGCCTTCCTTTCTTTGTTCCGAAGTAAATGGTTGTGTCATATTAAGTATCTCATTAATCATCGGGTCTTTTGTAAATTCCTTTTTGATTTGAGGTCTTTGTTGTTGTACAATTGGTTGTTGCTTTTTAACTTGTGTGGAAGCAACCTCCGTCATCTCTCTCATTGAGGGAGATGCTGTTTTTCTTTGTGAGTTTAATGTAACTGCACCAGATTTAATTAACTTAGCTAATTCTTCTTTAACTTGTTGTTTTACTTCGCTTTTAACAACCTCCTTAATTAAACCTACTAATAATTTTGAATCCATAGTAATGTGTGTATGTTTATAATAAATATTGAAAGAATAAATTTAATACAATTGTATTATCCTACGATTTTATACCCATTCCAATTCAATATAGCTGGAGCGGGTGGAGCGGGTGGAGGATATTGTGACATAACCGACATTATACCACTAGCTCCCATTAAATGGGTTTTAGCCACATTAACAAATGGGTTAATCATTATATTTGTTTGAAAACTGAATTGTATTGTTGGTGGTATAAAAAATATGTTAGGAATTTGTGGTATTTTATCTTTAATTAAATCATATGCCATCGCCAGCAATTCTTCTTTAGTTGGCGTTGCATCATCTATCATTTTTTGTAATTCTTCTTTTGTAGGTATTTTTGGAATACTAATACCCGGTAGTTCTATATCCGGCACTACTCCATCAATTGTATCTTTTATAAATTTTTTAATTTGAGTGGGAGTTGGTTTTGGTGATGGGATACTACTTGATAATTCCACAGCAGTTTGAATTGCAGCTTGGATTGGTGCCAATATAGTTGCTTCTATTGGTATAATTAGTTGTTTTTTTAACTCTTCAACTGCCGCATCTAATAGAGATTGTTTAGCTTTTTCTATAATTTCTTTTTTCTTTGGTAATTCTGGAAATGGAAATTTAATAGCTTTTTTCATTTGAGAACCAATCGATGGTTTCTTCTTCTTTGCGGTTTTTAATTTTTGAATTACAGTTTTACCTGCTTTAATAGCGGGATGATTTGCTATATTTGAATCAATTGGTTCTTTTTTTAATATTTTTTGAATAGTTTCATAAACATTAACTTCACCAATTTTTGGTATATTAATAGTTTGCTCTTTTAGTTTATCTTCCAAAGCTTGCATTGCTTTCACTTCAGCTTTATGTAATGCCGTTGATGCGGCTAACATCATTGGATTAGGACCAATATTCATAATTGTACCAGGCGCAGGTGGAGTTGATTGCCATCCAGCCGGCTTTAATAATGGACTTGGTATTGGTGCCATTTCGGCTCCCAACCAATATGCATCAAATGCTTTTGGATATATTTCAGCCAATATGTTAAAGTTTTCACCATCCGAATCTTGTCCTTTTTTAAGAGCCGTTTTAATTACATCTATCATTCCGGAAACATTCCCATTTATAATAGGAACTCCATAAATCATATCCCCACCTCTTTTTATACATCTATCATATTCATTTGCATAAAATTCAGCAAACGCATCCATATCTTTTGCAAATTGAAAAGATACCATAGATTTTAAAACATTTACTTTGAATAGTGTCCAAGACATTATGATTTACTTAAATAGTTTTTAGCAGATAATAAAGTATTTAACTTTCCTTTTATAGCTTTAAAGGCTGCTACGTTGGTAGGACCTGGTGCAGTAGGTCCAACCGGAGTTGCATATACTTGCTTAGTTATTTCATCGATTAACTCACCCATTAGTTTTACTAACTCACCACCTAACACCATTTTTTGAACAGCTGCTCCAGCTGCTCCTTCTCCCGTATTTTTACCTAAATATATCTTACCATTTTCTGAATTTAAGAATATTTGGTTTGCTCCTTCAGAATGAATTGTTACATTCTTTTTATTGTGTATGTAGATTTCCTTTTCAGCATCTATTGAGTAATTACCATCCGTTATAACGCCAGTATTACCTTTACCAAAAATAATAAATTCTTTTGCTTTTGCTGAAAGAACTATTCTATCCGAATTAATAAATAATTGGTCACCACTTAAATCTTTGGAGTTTGGATATTCTTTAAATCCTACTTTAGTTTTTTTAATAGTTTCAGTAAATGGAACTTTTACCTTATTGGATGTTATGTAGATAGATGTTCCATCTTTATTAATATCTTCATCTACCAATGTACCAATTGGTTTTGAATCTAATTCAGAATTTTGTCTATTACGAATGAATATTGATGGAGATGATGTTTTACCATCCTCTGTCAAATGGAATTCACTAAATCGAATTGTATTACCAACTCTACCAGTCAATATTGTATCTCCATCATTTGGTTTTAAAAATTTGATACCCTCTTTAATAGTATATTCGGGCTTCTTTTCTTTTTGATTACCAGCAGTAGAAGTAGATATTCCCGTTTCTTTTTGCTTTTTATAATCGCTCGATTTCGAAGATGTATTGGTATCGACTAACTCCGACTTACTAAATAATTCGGATGTTTTATAATCTTCTCTAAAATTTGGATAGTTAGTTAAACTATATGGTAACCAAAAATATTGAGCGTTTAAATTTAAAACTAATACAGTTTCTCCTACTAATGGAAATGTAAAATTATTTTTATCAAATGGAAATGCGTGATATAATTTATCTGAAGAAAATGTATCATTGGTTTTAAAATCTATTGCCCCATAATATTTGGTATCTTTATCCGATATATCCGAATTATCATTATAGACGCTTACATAGTCATTATCCTTATCTAATTCTAAAAAATCATCTTCAGTTTTAAATACTCGATTTACCTTAGATAAGAAAATTTCTAACTTACTAGATTTTTTATTTAATGATTCATTATTATTTGTAATATCAAACATTATATTTTAGATTTAATTTCATCTAATTCTATCTGAATATCAACCAATTTTTCTTCATTCTTTTTATCAATTTCATTTACCGTATCTTCCAATTCGGTAAGTAATTGTGTTTTTTCATGCTCACTTAACCAACCATCTTCACCAATACCTTTGGCTTCTGCAGATGCTAATCTTTGTGCGATTGTTGCAAGTTTAATTAAATGGTCATCATTTTTAACGGATGTATCTATTAAATCTCTTATAATTGGAGCAAGTACAGTTGCTTCTCCTACATTCTTAATCAACTTACGAAGCGATTCAATCATTTCTGAAATATTCTTCTTTTTTACTTGCTGATTATCGTATATATCTTTGAATAATGATGATAAGTTTTTACCATCAAATAATTTAAATTCTGCGCTCATATTGTTTGTTTATATACTAATAATTATTTACTTATCAAATAATTACCCAATACCAAATAGTCCATATCACAATTAAGGAATGTCCAAATTGCTTTATGTGGGTCATTTGTCATTGTATGTCCTCTTAAATTGAAAGAAGTATTTAATAATATTGGTGTACCACTTATTTTTTCAAACTCTTTTAACAAATCATAATATAATGGATTTGATTCTCTTTTTACAGTTTGAATTCGAGCAGAACCATCAACGTGCGTTACGGATGGTATAGATTTATAATCAGTAACTTTAACTACTTGATTCATATATGGAACTTCCGATTCGGATGAGAAATATTTTTCATAATCTTCAAATGTTACCGATGGAGCAAATGGTCTAAACATCTCTCTCTTTTTGACAACCTTATTAATTCTATCTCTAACATCCGGTAGATGTGGATTAGCTAATATAGAACGATTACCTAATGCTCTTGCACCAAATTCGGTTCTACTTTGAAACCATCCTATAATATTACCTTCATTAATTAATTTTGCAACTTCTTCACATAGCATATTAGTTGCCTCATAATACATCGCATTTAATTTATTATCTTTATTTCTATTTTTTAGAATAATATCAGTTATTTGTTTATTATTCCATTCAGGTCCTAAATATGGGGATTGGTTATCGCCTCCTATCACTTTAGGGTTATCTAATACATTATGCCAATAATATAAACAAGCACCAATGGCAGAGCCTGCATCCGATGGTGCAAATGGTATCCATAAATTATTAACTGATGTATGTTTTTGTATTTTGCCGTTAGCCGTTCCATTATAAGCAGAACCTCCACCCAATACTAAGTTAGTAGTTTCAACTTTTTGCATACAATTATTTACAAAAAAGTAAAAACAACTCTCATACCACGTTTGTAAAGCCGCAGCTAAATCCATATGATGTTGTTCTATTTTTGATTCGGGTTCTCTTGGTTCTAATCCAATTAATTTTACCAATTCATATGTGTACATATCGGTATTAGAATATTGCCAAGTAAAATATTTTTGATTTATTTGGATGACACCTTCTCTATCAAACCTAAAGATTTTATCAAAAATGTGCTTATATTTAGAAGCATCTCCATATGGTGCTAATCCCATAACTTTATATTCGCCATTATTTGGTTTGAATCCCAAATATGCAGTTATAGTAGAATACACTAATCCTAATGAGTTTGGAAATAGTAATGAATTTATTTGTTCAAATTGATTATCCTTACATCTAACAGCTAATGCCGTTTCCCATTCTCCAACGCCATCGATTGATATACCAATTGCATCGTGAAATGGCGATGTGTAGTATGAAAATGCTAAGTGAGAATAGTGGTGCTTTACATACTCAATATTACCTACAAAATTTAGTTCATTAGCTAAGTATGTAGTTAGGTTTCCTTCTTTACTTTCAAAATCCTCTTTAAATAATTTCCAAGTCTTTCTATTTTTCCACCAATGTTTACCTAAAGTATTCTTTACTCTATCATATTTTAATTGCGGGTCTTCATACCAACATATAGTATCAACATCTGATATGGTTTTTTTAGAATATTCTAAAACCCATTTAATTGCTTTAATCGGAAAAGAATTATCGTGCTTTATACCTGATAGCTTCTCTTCTTCAATTGCTGCTATTACTTTTCCATCTTCAAATAAACATACCGCAGAATCGTGATAAAATGCGGAAATACCTAATAATACCATAATATTAAATTTTTATATCACCCTCTTTATCAAACTCATTATAAAGTGCCATTTGCTTTTCTTTCATTTTATTGACAACTTTAGTTATGTAGTGAGTAGGGTAACCAGTCATTTCTCTAATAAGTAGATACAAAGATTTTTTGTTGAAACTTTCAATATAATTTGCTCTTCTAAATAACTCTAATACAGCATCTGCTATTTGAATATCTCTTTTCTTTTGAAAATAGTTTTCCAAGTGTTCATCCCAATATAATAACATTCTATCATTGAAAGTTCTGTATTCATCATTACGAACTTCTTCTGCCCAATTGTTTTCGGTATCCCAATTATCCGGTAAGGATGACATTACATCGGTATTTTTATATCTCTTATAGTTTGCATTATTATTTAAAATAAGATAATTTCTTGCCACAATTGTAAAGTAGCTAAATGCTTTACCTTTTCCAGCTTTATACATATGAATCTTTTCAATCATAAATGCAACAACCTCACACATTACATCTTGTGGGTCATCATCAAAATATGTAAATTTCCATTTGTTATAAACTATTTCCGCAAGTTTGTCAAATGCGGGTTTAATTCTATCTTTATAAACTCTATCTTTGATTCGTTGGTCATCCGTTGAGTTATATTCTACGATAGCATCTTCTGTATCTTTTGTAAAGTATTGTTTACTTTTGGCTTTTCTTGGCATTTTAATTGAATTGTTTGAATCTTTCGATAGTTTCTTTTATTTGATAAAATATAGAACCTACTTCATCATCCTTCTCAAACATTTCACGAGAATCTATTTCTCTTAATGCTTCCAGCAATGCTTCGTTTCTTTTTGTTTCCTCTTCTAAAAAATCTTCATATTTTTCTAATTTATTAAGAAGATTCCATATAGTGTATCCAGCTGCTACTAAAAATGCAACTAAAATTATTATTATTAATTCCATATTATACTATTTCATATCCTTGTAAAAAATAATTGTTTGCTTTTTTAACCTTAACTTCAATTAGTTCTCCATCGGGTGATTTCATTATAACCTTATCGTTTCTACCATACTCTTGCTTTTTAACAACAGTCGTTGAATATACTCTATCTTTAATAGTGATACCATCCAAATGGTCAATCTCATGTTGAGCAATAACTGTTTTCATAGTATCTTCAGATACTTTATCTCCGGCTCTATCTTCTTCTGGGTTTATCTCAAATCTAATTTCACCCAAATTATCAGTTTGTACTACAATATAATTAGCTCTAATTGTTCTTATAGGTTTTTCCATTGTTGATGGAATTGATAAGCATCCTTCATAAAATAAGAACCCATCTTTAGAACGTTCTGTTATAACAGGGTTTAATAAAAATAATTCAGTATCATTGAATTTAATAACACAAGCTCTTTTATTAACTCCAATTTGATTTGCGGATAAGCCAATACCACCCATACCTTTTAATGCCGCAAATAACGTATCTTTTAAGATATCCGCTTCAAATTGCGTTAATTCTGATTTCGGTACAGGCGTTTTTAGATGTTTTGTAAACTCTGGATTAGTTAATCCATTTGATGTTTTGTCTACGATTAATTTCATATTTATTTTAATATTATTGTAATTAGTAAAGTTATCAACAATCCTATTAGTGAATAGAATGATGCATCTTCTGAAAATTTAGTTTGTTCTTTTCTTTTTCCTTGATTATCCATTTTGTTTATTTTTTAAACCATATTTAATCCATTTATACCATATTCTTTCGTGAATATAATACTGAATGGGTTTATAAATCAATTCTGCTACTCCAAATGCTGCTCCAACTTTAATTGAACCACTTATCAACCACATTAATAAGAATCCAATTAAGGTACTTAAAATACGATATGAGATGGTTTTAGCAATGTGTCTCTTACGTTCTACTATCATTATCCTTTAGTTTCATCATAAATAATACAACCATCCGATTTCATATGGCCGGTTCTAATGGCAGTTCCACTAATAACAGCTACATCGGCGGGCGGTTCGTGGTATATTACATCATATCCAACTCCTCTACCATAATTTACCGATTCAATATCTGGAATAATTGATAATAAAATTTTATCAATATTATCTATAAAGAATGGTTCATTTGATAATTCTCTTAAAATTTGTTGTGCAGTTTTAGGATTGTTCTCGTCTTGTTGAACATCTCGAATTGCAACCCAAACGTTTTTACCTTTCGTTAGCTGTTGATTGATTAACCATTCGTGTCCTTTATGCCAATTCTGCCATCTCCCGATGTATAGTGCGTACGTTTTCATTTGTTTGATATTTTAAATAAGGTAATATAGCTAATTCTTTTCCTTTTGCTTCAACCATAATGTCCAAATCCAATCCATATGTATTGGGGAGGGTATTAATAAGATAGGAATGTGCTTGCGGTTTTTCTTTTTGGTTATTTTCATGCAATGCTTTTGATTCGGAATAGTGAACTTCTTGCTTAATCCCATCAGGCCACGTTGTTGCCGCAAGTTTAAGCGCCTGCTCTTCTGATAAATCGCCTGTACAAAATTGGTGGTGATGGTAATCGAATACAATAGGAATACCAATTATATTATGTACATACATAAGGTCTTTAACTGAATACATTGAAGCCTTATCATCATTCTCTATTGTAAGTCGTTTTTGAACCGATTTAGAGAGTCTTTGGAAGTTTTTGATGAATCTATCCAATGCAGATTTTTTATCTCCGTAGACACCATTACAATGAATATTAATATTGTTATATGGCGTTTTAGATAACCCCATCATATCGAATACTTTACCATGTAATTCTAAATCAGCGATAGTTTTAAGTACAACTGATTCGTTTGGCGAAACTAATACGTTAAATGGGCCAGGGTGTGAGTTAATACGCATATTCCAAAACTTAGCGTAATCGCCTGCTTTTTTTAACTCACTCTTAATTTCTTTATAATCTTTTAATTGAGTAATATCGATATTATCACCCCACGGAATAAGAGCAGATGATAATCGGAACAAATTGATTCCATTTAATCTATTCCACTCTAATATTCGAATAATATCTTTTGCATTAAGTAATGCGAGTTCAGAAACATAGTCTAACCCTTTTGATTCGAATGTTCTTTTAACCATAGTTCGGTTAGTAGTAACTTTCTTACCCATTGTCATATTAATACATGCATATCCTAAATTCATAATAATATTTTTAGATTTTATATCCAAATATACTAAAAAAATATTAGAATACCAAATAAATTAATAAGTTTTTATATTTTCTTCTTCACTTCTGAATCGAGATAGCTCTCTAACGTTACCACCCTTTGTAGATAGCCAATAATTAACGGCTTTTGGGTTGTTTATCCATAATTTACGATTATTCCACGGAAAATCGGGATGCATGAATTCTTCCCATTTTAGATTTGGAATAGATTCTTCTTCTTGTGAATTATTTTCCACTATAATTGGAATTTCTTCTTCAATTGGTAAGTTTTTTCCACTATCTTCGGTATTTTGTGAAATATTTTCCACTATATCTTCTTTAATATCACCATAAACCTCATACAAACCCAATTTTTGGTCATTTTCCATCATTTCGGTTAAAATCTTTCTTCTTTTTTGCTTAGGAGTTTCAATCAAACCATTAAAAGCGATAATTAGAGCAACTGCAAGTGGGTCAAACACAATTACAATCAAAAATATGAAGAATTTTACAACATTTTTCAATTCCATACCAAATGCTTCGGCAA